GATGGAATGGTTAAGAAGTCTAAGGGTAGACTTTCACCTTTCTTACAGAGTAATGGTCAGTTAATGGGTTCGACTTTGTCTTTCCCCATTCTCTGCATCATTAATCTGGTCTGTTATTGGAAAGCCTTAGAATTTTATATTGGATGTTCTGTTCCGGTAGAATCTCTTCCCGTTCTTGTGAATGGTGATGATATTCTTTTCCGAGCAAACAAACAATTATATGATCTTTGGTTGTCAGAAATTTCCAAGGTAGGTTTTACCCTATCACTTGGTAAGAATTATGTTCATCCAACATTCTTAACTGTGAATTCTCAAATCTTCCACTATTCCAAGTTTGGAGGATTTAAGCGTCTCGGTTATTTGAATACTGGATTATTGACCGGTCAGTCAAAACTGACCGGGCGTGACGCTGCTACTAAGGCTCCTGTTTGGGCCTTATATAATGAAGTTATACCCTCCGCTGTTGACCCATTACGGGCACATCGTAGGTTTATTCATTATAATCGATCTTTAATCGAGGAAGCTACTAATAAGGAATTTAACATTTTCCTTCCTGTTAGTCGAGGTGGTCTCGGATTTATCCGAATGCCATCCCAATCTAACAAAATTACTAGTTTCCAGCAACGTTGGGCTTCTTTCCTTGAGAAGGAGGTGAGACAGGCTATAAGTAAAAATGAATTGCCGAGATCTTTTGGTCTCGGTCTCATTCAAGAGAGAGCTCCGTTTACGGAGCCCTTAAACTTGACTTATAAGCCACATCTTTCCCTGGAACCAATCTTTGGTCCCTATAATTTGGGAATTGTTCCTTTTTTAAAGAAGGAGTATATATATCCTTCCTTATCTCAACCATTCGAATTTGACGAAAAGTTGATTTTCCGATTTCGCATACCTTCTAAAAGAAGGATGGCGGAATTCCGGAGTCTGACTCTTGATAGAGTCTCTCATAGGAAATTATATGTTCCCCTTCCACGTATTTGCTCACGTCGACAGTTCACTACTGAGGCGTTGGCACTTACGGGAAAACTCCTTTAGCAGGGAGTATGGGGTTGAGGAAGTTAAAGAGACCAAAACGGTGGCTTCGGCCTTAATACTTCCGTGCTAAGTGGAATGTTCATTCTGTAACATTTTGGATATTCCTAAATGCCAACAGACTGCACGGTTTCACTATAGTCTTTATAGCCTTCTTCGATGTACAGTCGCACCTACGTCGGGTGGTATCCCATACAATGACGAAAAAGAACAATCAAAGTAAAAAGTCAGGTCAGCTGGCCCGTTCAAGCCAGAATAATAACCAACGGAATAAGAATAGTTCATTGGGACAGCCTTCTTTGGCTGCCCCGGTTGCCTATTCTTCTCCTACTTTAAACCAAGCGCCAAAGATTAAATCTTCGGCCCGTATGACCGCTGTTAGTCATAGAGAACTTGTAGCCACTATTTCGGGGAATACCACTTTTGGTACTCAGGATTTCTCCCTAAATCCCGGTTTAGCGGCTACATTTCCATGGCTTTCTTCAATAGCGCCCAGTTTTGAGCAATATTGTTTTAAACGGCTACGTTTTCACTATGTAACACGTTGTGCTACTAGTTATGTTGGATCAGTTCTCCTTGCACCAGAATATGATGCGCTGGATTCTGCTCCAACCTCTGAAGTGCTAACTGCCATGATGGCAGGGGCAAAGGAAGATGTACCCTGGCGAGATCAAGTGATTGATTTCAATGTCCGTGATATGTTTCCCTTAGGTCCTCGTAAGTTCATCAGAACTTCTGCACTTTCAGGATCAGCAGATTTAAAGACGTATGATGCTGGCCAACTTTTCGTAGGAAAGGCTGGTTGTGCGGATACGTCTAATATCGGTAAGCTTTGGGTTGAGTATGATGTAGATTACACATACCTCAAAATCCCAATGCTTCCACCTCCGTTTCTGTAGGAGCCGCACTTGCATATAATGTAGGTGGGACTCAAGCTATAGCCGACGGAGTTAAAGAACTTGTTGTCTACGATGAAGAAGTATACAATTCCCTTGGGGCTTCGGTCACCGGGGGAGTTGTTACTCTTCCCATCGGAGATTACATGTTCTTTGCTGATGTAGTAGCTAACTCCTCTGCCTCTGGCACAGGAGCTACATCCCTTATAGTGAATGCTTTAAAGGATGGGGTTGCTATGGTTCCCGCATGTGGTCAAGCCATATACGAGGACATGGCAGATACCGCGACATTCACCTGTGCGGTGAATGTCTTTGGTTATATCTCTAGTGATGGTACGAATACTCTTAGTCTCGATGTTACGATGGCATGCGCCGGTACTTTAACACTACCTGCGGATAACTCTCGTCTCATTGTCATAAGAGT